CCCCCGCCCCCCCTTCCCCCCGCCTGCCTCTGCCGCCCTTCGGCGCCCCGTTCCCGCAGTTGCCCTCGCAACTCGCTTCCTGGGGCTTCCTGGGGCGTCTGGTAGTCCTTGGTGGTGGAGAGCCGAAGCCCTCCACCATTTTGGGATTTAGTTACGGCTTGAGAATGGCAACTCTAGGTAGCCTTTGCTCGTTGCGCCTTGACGCAATTTGCTCAAGCCTTTTTTGTCGCTTACGCTTCCCCAGCCTTTTGACACTTGACAGAACTCGCCATTTGTCAATTCTGCCATCATTGTGCCGTAGTGCCAGATTTGACGGTATGACTTGTCAATCTGTACTGCTCGCCACGATGAAGCCTTGACGGTTTTGCCCGTCTTGATTTCTTTAGTGATTAGGTCTTGAATTTTCATTGTTTCCCTTTCGTCGTTGTTGTTATCATTGTATCACAGTTTTAGAATAATCGCAACCTTTTAAAGGTTTTATTTTTGTCTAATTTGGCCCGCCTGCCTCTGCCCGGTGGCTGGTGGTGTCGGTGGGGCTTTCGCCCCACCAGACTTACCTAGTCCAACATTGGGCGTGTTGGGCGTGCCTCGTAGGTTCGGCGCTCTTGGCTCTTGCCGAACAATGGCGCTGAGGTGCGACCAAGTATCGGGTCATTGAGGGTCAAGGCGTGCCCTGTGTAGGCGTTGCGCTCACCGTTTCGGGTGATTATGACTGCGCCCTTGCGGGCGTTTGCGATTAGCCAAGCCGTTTCATTGGCTGGCATTTCGTGTTGTTTTAGCATTGTGTTTCCCTTTCGTTGTTGGTAATACCACTGTATCACAATATTAAACAAAAAACAACCTTAAAGCAGATATTTTTTATTTATTTTTACGCTCACTCTCCGTGTTCGTTTTTACTCTCCGTGGTCGCTCGAAAACGAACACACGTTCGCCTGCTTGCCTCTGCCCGTCTCCCAAAAATATGGTGCTGTATATATTTTGGATTTATTTTGGCGAGCGTTTTCCTTGGGCACCGGCCCGGTGCCGAAGTCCGAATGGGTCGGCAGGGAAAGGGAGGTGAACCCTGCCGACCACTCTCGGTCTTAAATTATTTCTCTCTCCCAGAAGTCCTGAGCCTTTTCGTCTATCACGGTGAAGTATTTGTCCGTGTCCCAGACACTGTCCACCATAGGTATTCTGCCCATACGAAGCAGGTAGTCCGTGGCTTTTTCTACCCACGGGGTCTTTTCTACTTCGCTTAGTGCTTCCCAAAGTGTGTCCCATTTTGTTGTTGTCATTTCGCTCTCCTTGTTGTTTGTCATAAGTTAATTATACACTACTGTTAGACATTTAGCAACTTGTCTAGCACTATTTTTTATTTATTTTTACCCCGCTTGCCTCTGCCCGGCGCCGAGTTGCCCGAGTAAGAGTTGGGGCTTTACGCCAACCCTTACTCGAACTCGCACGCTCAGACTAAGGCGTATATTGCTTTAGTCGTTGCGTTATTGGCATTACGGCGAGCATCGCTATCGGCAGTCTCGCCGTAGAACGCTTGCTTGTATATCTGCTTGCCATTGTCGTAGACGATTACCATTACGGCAGGGTCTACGAAGCCTTCGGGGTAAGCGATGTCAGCGTTGTAGTAGCACTGAGTAACTTCGCCGTATCCCTTTGGATACGCCTCTGAACTTGTCTCTACCCACTGACTTACTTGCTTAGCGCCTCTCGGCAGTCTCTTGTGTTCCATTGTGTTTTCCTCTCGTTTTTTGTGTTGTTATTAGTATAACACTTTGTGGGGAGTTTCGCAACTCCCCACTAGTGATTATTTAGACATTTACTGAGTCGTTCATTTTGACTACTTGCTCGGCAGTGAAGTATGGCTTCACGGTATGAGCGAAGTAGCGACCTACTGACGCTTGAGTGAGCATTGGTGCTACTAGCGTGAGTGGGCAATTTGAGTAGGCATACTCAGCGCCACCAACGAACTGAACGAAGAGTGAGCCTTCGCCGTTGGCGCTATCTGAGTAGAACGCCCACTTGACGATAGCGGTGCTACCAGTTGTGGTTTGGTGGATAGTTAGTTTCATTGTTATTCTCCCATTGTGTAGGTGAGGCTTGATTACCTCACACTTATACTTTATCGTTTCCAAGCGTGTATGACAACCTGTAAATAAAAATACTTTAATTTATTTTTAGGTTGCTATTTGTTTTACAGTGTGCTATACTATAAATAGCGGGGATAAAAGTGCGTGCCGGTCACCCGCTTGCCTCTGGGAAGGCTGCGCCGGCTCTTGTCCCAAAAATATGGTTATGTATAAATAATGGATTTATTTAGCCGGTCGTTTTCCTTGGGCCCGGTGGCCTCTGCCCGGGGGTTTTTTAGAGCCACTCCACGAGGTCTCCGTCAGAGATTTCGTCTACGTCGAGACCCTGTTCTTCGGCGATTGCTTCCCAGATATCGGCTTCGATGTCACAGATAAGTCGCTTTGACATATCCATATCTATGTTGATTAGTGCTTTGTTTATCATTGGGTTCCTTTTGTTTGGTGTAATTATAGTATAACACACTCTCAAGCAATTTGCAACTTGAGAGTGTGTTATTTAATTATTTTACGATTGCTTTGTCGAAGTCAGTCTCGCCAATTCCAATGAGTTTGCGCTTTGCGAGAATTAGGTCTCGCACGGTCTCACGGTCAAGGCTGTCTCCGTCAAACTCAAACGCTGGGTTTGGGTTTGTCATATGCGCTATGCAAGCGTCGTGGATTTCGGTATCCGTTGCGAACGGATAAATTGCATTTTTTCGCTCTACTGAGTAAAACGATTTGCAATAATCCCTAAACACCGCAAATGTTTTCATTGTTTCTACTGTAAACGCTGTTTCCATAATGTTCTCCTGTTTTGGTTGTTTCCTACATATATAAGTATAGGCTTGCTGTTAGACAACCACAACCTTATTTACAAAATAATTTAGAGGCGAACAAGTGTTCGGCCCGCTTGCTCCTGCCCGGTGGCTAAATAGCCAGATGGCTGGTGGGGGTTTTACTGCCCCACCAGCCACAAGCGTATTGCTTGTCAGTTTATAGATAGCGAGCGACTGCGCCGTAAGACGAAGTGCGAACATACTCCTCATCAGAGAGTTCTAGCACTCGGATAGCGTTGCTGAGTTCGTTAATCGCTTCACGGTTTTTGTGCTCGTTAAAGTCGGTGTCTTTCTTTGGGATAACCAACTTGTGAGAGAAAGTAACCTCTACTGTTTTCGCTTCCTCATCACGCCAACTGTATGGAAACTCAACTTTCTTTACTGTAAGTTTTCCTGACTTCACAAGTGCGACTACCGACTTTTTAATGTCGGCAAGTTGTTGCTCGCGAGCCTTTTCTGCTTTGTCGTAATCTGCTTTTTCTTTTTCTGCTTTTGCTAGTGCTTTATTGAGAGCCGAAAGCAACTTCGCTTTTGGCACACGCACATTTACTGTTTTGCTCATTATGTTTTATTACCTTTCCATTTAGTGGATACTTCTGTTTCTCCACTGATTATATTGTATCACAGATAAATTACTTTCGCAACCTATTTGTGAGATTTTTTAATTAAACTTTGCCCGCCTGCCTCTGCCCGGGGGCTTTCAGGTTTGGGCTAGTGGGGAAAGGGAGGTGAACCCCACTAGCCACTCAGACCTGACTATTTCTTTTTTCTGTTTTCCCATTCCTCAATGGTGAAGTCTTTACGAGGTGGTTCGTTGCCACATTCGTAGTTCGCCGCTTCGTGCCAAGGCTTACAGTCGCACTTGCCACAGCGATACTCCATTACATCTACCTGAAAGAAGTCGTGAGTAGCAAAGTTAGCGTCTGCTTCTGCCTTACTTCCCTGAAACGGAATTGGTGCGTTTATTGTATTCATTATGTTTTTACCTCTTTCCTTTGTTGTTGATAATCTCAGTGTATCACATTAAATTAGGTTTCGCAACTCGGTTGGCAAAGATTATTTACCAACCGAGCCGAGCGAACTAGACCCGAATTTGCTGGGTGGTTGTATTGACTACTTCCACTTCGCCGAACTTGCGGATAAGGTCAAACACTTCCTCGCCTTTGACGGCTGAGATGACAACGGTTATATCGGCAATCGTTAATTCGATATGCCCATTTTTTATACCGACCTTAATGTCATTTACGCTTGTATCCCACGACCAAAGCGTTGTGCTTTGCCGTGCCTTTATTTCTGTGCTCATTATTTTCTCCTATTTGGTTGGATTAACTTACATACACACTATACCATTTCTAGGGCTGTATGACAACTTCTAAACTAAAATAAATAAAATTATTTTAAGGTTGCTTTTTGTCCTTAATTGTGCTACAATAGTAATTAAGCGTTATGTGCCGACCGGCCCGCTTGCCCCTGAGCAGCCCTTGTTTGCTTCCGGCCCAAAATATGGTGTTCCAAGATATTTGGATTTATTTAGCACGGCGTTTCCCTTGGTAGATGACACCGGTCGGGGGGAAAGGATGAAGGTCCGACCGGTGCCAAATCTTAAGCGTCTACCAATTTAAACGGGCACTCGGCAACTTCCCCAAATACCGTTTCGTAAAGGTTGCGACCTGCTTGCCATTCTTCCCAATTGCCGTCTGAAGATATCTCAACGCACGAGCCGTAAATATGCTTGGCTCGTATGAGTATTGCCGTAACGACTGCGTCGTAAGGCTTGTAAGCCGTCTTACAAAAACTGAAAGTGGTTGGCTCGTCTTTGCGGTGCTCACTTATTGTTGGGATGCCTTCCCAATAAAAAGTTTCGTGCGCTTGGTCTCTGCCTTCAACATAGTGCGACGCGTCGCCGTTGATACTAAAAAAAGCCTCGTTGAACTCTGGCTCGTTTTCGCCTAGACCATTGCGAACTCGAATGCCGTTGGCATTTGCGTAGTCGCATAGTTTCTTGGCGTCTAGTGATAGTTTGCCAAACATATACGCCGAACCTGAGTTCTTGCGTGGTCTGCGCCAATAATGTGTGTATCCCATTGTGTTGTTACCTTTCCATTGTGTTGTTGTTTACATTATACCAGAGATGAACCCAATAAGCAACCACCAACAGTAGCCGTCGCTACCCACATATTGACACTCACGAGGTAGCAAGCCTCGCTATGTCAGTAGTCAGGAACACTGATTGACGGCTACAGCGTAGGAGGGAGACCGCATAAGTTCCTAGGAAACTTAATTAGACTATCGCTAGTGATACAACGTATCGGGTGTATGACTTCTTATGTGTTGTCAGTAATTGCTTACTGGATTCATTTCCTTACATTTATAGTATAACATATCTGAACTGCTTTTGCAACTCAGATATGAGATTCTTTTTAAATTCTTTTTGGCCTCGAAAGGCGTAATACCACTATACAGGTTTGTAGCACAAACAACAACCTGCTCAATTAAATTCTTTTTGTGGTCGCTCGACCACTCTGCGTGGCCTTTGGCTCCCGGCTCCCAAAAATATGGTGTTCCAAGATATTTGGGTTGATTTGATGTGCGGCGTTTTCCTTGGCACCCGGGCGCCGGTGAAGGCCCTTGCTCCCGCGCGGTATTTTTTCTCGCGGGCCGAACATACGTTCGCCGAACACTTGTTCGGGCTGGGCTCTTGCGAACCCAACCCGAACTCGGTGCCTAGACTCCGAGCAACTCCAGAACCTTACGGTCTGACTGCTCGGTCTTGCCCATTAGGGCATTCATCATATTGCGCTCTACGCGATTGTCATTCGCGCCAACAATGTGGTGGTTGTAGGTGTTGAACGCTTGGAGAACTCCAAGAGCCGAACCTTTCCACGGAGCGACACGAGTGTCAAAGTTGTAGAGGCTGACCAGTTCGGCGCGCTTGTTTTCTGCGCGAGTCACTGAAGCCTTGTTTGACTGGTCTAATTCCATTTCTGGAATTGGGTTCAGTCGCTCTAAGACTTTTTGCCATTCGGCGTCACTCACTTTATGTGACGACAACGCGAGCACTTCTGCCACGATGTCATCTTTCATCGCGTGAACGATTCCAAGCGCGTCGCGTGCGCTCTGAATTTTCATTCCAGAGTTTTTGCTGTGGCGTGCTTTGAATTGGCTGGTCTTTTCGCCCATTGCCATAGCGTGCGTATTATCGCAAACTACGAAAGTGCTAACTGACTTGTAAGTCGTGGCAAGCATTCCGTTGTGGCTGGTTGTGGCGAGTAAGTGCGGACGCACTGAGAACCCGTCAATAATCTCTACCGACTCAGGCAACTCAAGCGAGACGAACGCTACAGCGCCATCTTTTAGGAGTCCTGCCGAGCCAAAGTTGATGTCGTCATCAACAATGTTTGAGAGGTTCTGAACGAGCCACTCGCCATATTGGTGAGAACGATATCCGCCTTTGAAGATTTCCATTAAGCCGAGAGTGTCGTCGCGCAAGATTGCTTGACGATTTTCTGCTTGAATGAACTTAATCGGGTTGCCTGCGTCATCAACGCCTGTAGCGTCGTCTAGCGTCGCTGGGACGCGGACAAACACTGGTGCGCTGATTGCTGACCACGAGAACAGCCTGCGGAGAATATCTGCCGTAGGGACTGCGCCTGTGTAGTGATTTGGCTCACTGCCTTGGAGGTCTTGGCGATAGTGCCAAGCGTGTCCACGCTCGTCGGTGTATCCGACAAGAATGTTGGAATTGAGCCATTCCATAGTTTCTGCTGACATTGTGTTCTCTTTTCTGTTTGATTGGGTTGATTGCTTACATTACTATTGTATCACTAAACTATCTGTTTAGCAACTCATTAGAAAACTTTTTTTGTAAGTCTTTTAATGAACTGATTTTAGGGTATCGATTAAATAGTAAAATACCAACCTCTAAATAGGTTTATTTTTCCACAGCCTGTGGATAACTTGCGGCCCGCTGCCCCCGCAGTAAGTATTTTTGGCCTCTGGTCTCACAAAATATGGTGTTCCAGGATATTTGGATTTATTCTATGCGCGGCGTTTTCCTTGGCCCACGTGTGAGCCGGTCTGGGCCCGGGCGCCAGAAAGGGGTAAGAGCGCCCGGACCCACGGCCCGACGGGAGGCACAAGGAAGGGAAAGCCATCCCGCGCTATTTAGATTAGCGCGTTGTCTTTATTTTGTGTTGCAACCTCGCTCACAAGAAGGTGAAGTCTTATGTCGAGTAGCAAGTCGGTCATTTCAGATGATGAGACAAGGTCTCTCCCAGATATTGCTGAGAGAGCCTGGTCTACCAATTGTCTAATTGTCTCGTTGTTGTCTGTGGTCGTCATTGGCGCCTAGATTACTCCGTAAAGAGGTTTAGGAAGCCTGTGCCGTTTCCTTCAGGGTCAGCCATAACCAACGCCAAAGTGTTGTCTGTGAACTCAATGACGCAGGTTGGGTTGCTCGACTCATACCACATCAAATCGTCCATTTCTTCTTTAGTCACTTCGCGAACTAATTTAACTGTTTTGCCGACAATCTCGCTTGCGTAGTGTTTTTTCATTTGGATAATTGGACGGCTCATACTTTAATGCCCTCCAAGAGTTGCACTGGCTTGATTGATAGTCCACGACATATGCGGAGGAATGTGTCAAGCGAAGGCGAGAAGTGTCCATTCTCTATTCGGTTAATTGTCTTTCGGTCAATGCCCGCCAATTTGGCAAGCCCGTCTTGCGAAAGTTCTTTCTTGAGGCGGAGTTCTTTAATGCGAACTGCTACCACTTTTGATTGCTTTTTCATTATTGCCTTTCATTAGGTTGATGCTATTAAGTATAACAGCAATATTGTGTTCTGTCAAATTCCCTTGGGGCTGGGGGTCCAACCCCGTCAGGACGTCAATTAGCGCTTCTTGAGGTAATTCTCAATTGCGGTCTTGATTACTGCAGACTTGCTTACCTTGTCTGTCTTCGCACGTGAGGCAATGTCTTTTGCCATCTCCGACGTAAGTCGGAATGCGATGAGTGGGTATTTGGTTTCTGATTTTGTTTTTGTCATTGTTATCTCTTTTCTTGTTAGTTTATGACACTTTCAATTATATCACATTGTATGACCAACCACAACCTATGTGCACGCATTTTTTGCGTGCCCGTGGTTAAGGGACGGTTATATGACGGTTAAGGGACGGTTAGGTGTTAACAATTTCCCGGGAATCCTTACTGGCTTTGGCTTAAACAAATTCTTATACCATTTTCGGGATGTCAGGTAGTCACCAGGGGGTGTCCAGTTGTCACCCCTGGGGTGTCCAGTTGTCACCCCTAGGTGTCTATCTGTCACCACTTGTGTCTCGCGTCACATACTATATGTAGGGGGGTGTCTAGTTGTCACCCCCTACATATAGGTATTTTTATTTACTGGAAAGCACCTGTTTCGCCCGGCTGGTCACCTTTTCGTTCCACAAATCAAAGTATTCGGTTTGCCAGTCCATCAACTTTTCGTAGAACAAATCAGTATCGGTTTCATTCAGTTTTACTATCTCTGCTGGTATCGCAGGGGTCTCTCCGTCTTCTGCCATCAGTTGTCCGTTGCGGAAAATTGAATAGCAGATAAAGGCGTCGCTTTCCTCAGTTGACAAAACAGCAAAGGTCAAGCCTGAGAACAGTTCCGATATCTTTCGGATAAGTCCGTCAGCAGGGCTCCAAGCGCTGTCATATGTCGCCGAGAGATAGGTATCGCCAGGCGATAAATCATCTTCCTCAAACTCAAAATTGTTTGCGCCCCATTTAGAACCGTAATTATCAAGAGCCCATTCATACCAGTCCTTGTATCCATACTTTTCTAAATTAGATTTTTGTTTTGCTATTTGTTTAGCCTGTTCTTCAGTATCTCCAAACCAACCAGCAACTGTGTTTGCTAGTTCGTCGGGGATAGGGAACAGTTGATTCAACGACAGGGATTTTCCGCTTTCGTTGGTCTCTTCCGTCTTACAGGCGAGCGTGAACCTTTTGAGTTCCTCGTAGTCGCCATATATATCCATTGTGTTATGACACCAGTTTGGCATCTCGTTTTCCTTTCATTGAGTTAATAAACATAGGGTGGCGCCGACTACGACACTCTTACTCTTTTATCATTGAGAACCCTACATCTACATTGTATCACTTTGTTATCGTTTTGGCAACTTTATTTGTTGAGTTTCTTTTGCCCTACAATTACTGCGCCTATCAACACGATAAATAAAACAAAAACTATGCTTTTATCTCTCATTGTTCGTCTCTCCTATATACGAGTTCATAACTTTCTATCCAGAAGTCGTTGCCGTTGTCTTTCTTCATCAACGATTTTAATTCCGTCTCCCCGTCTGGGCAGTAATAGGCAATTTCTTGGTCTTTTACCCCGAACGGGTCGTGAGTAGCGTCATCTACCCATTGACTAAAAGAGATATACCAAACACTGAACGCGTCAGGGTCGTTATCGTCAATATATTTAACTTCGCAGGTTGCCCCGACTGGATTGTTGTTTTTAGTAATCATTGTGTATCTACGCCTCTCGCAACTGCGTCGAGATATTTTTTTATCAATAGAGAGATTATTTCTAGACACTCGTGGTCGGTAGCCCACTCGCCATCAACATCGTGGAGTGCTGATACTCCATCATAAACCCAGCCTGCAAAGCCACCATAAGCGTCTATAATCTCTTGTAGTTTGTCATCGCTTGTGAACGGTTCTAGATATCGTTCGTGCCATTGGTCTAGCGTAATTTTTGTATCCATTCTGTTTCCTTTCATTGTGTTTGTCTTACTTCAAGTGTATCAGTTTGTATTACGATTTGCAACTTGCCGTAGGGAGCACCCACTACGGCAAGCCGAAACATTACAGCCACCAATATTGCCGTCTGAAATTAAATTACGCGCAGATAGAGGTGGTGTGTAATGAAACCTTTACCACGACGAATGATAATAAAACTCCCATTCGTCGGGAATAGTCAAACAGCGGTCAATTATCTCAACCGTGTCTTTTAATTTTTCTAAATAATAATCGTCGTATTCGGTTCCACCAAAAAAGAAACCTGCCTGCGTAGGCAATTTAGTTTCTGCTGTTTTGGGGTCAAGAATGATTGCTTCGCAAACCTTTTTTAATTCCTCAAGTTGCTCACGCCCGACATATGCCGTCCGACAGTCATCGTTGCCATCTTGGCAGTTGTCTACAAACCATTGGTGAACGGCATTGACTTTACGCCAATACCCCATACTCACCTCAAGATTGACAAATGGAAGATACTTCTCCATTGACGCACCAATCTTAGATACATCGCTAAGTTCCTTGAACTTGTCGGCTCCGAAATTAGGTGAATGATATTTTTTTGCGGACAGATACATATCTAATCCCATTGTGTTTTTCCTTTCATTGAGTTAATTGCTTACAACACCATTGTATCACGATAGATTGAGTTTTGCAACCTTCTCTTGGATTATTTTCTATATAGCGAATCCGCTATATGCCCCTGTCCCGAAAATATGGTGTTCCAGAAATATAGGATTTATTTAGGCGCAATCGTTTCCTTGGCTGGCACCCGGCCCGCCGGTGGCTAAACCTTTGGCTTTAATGTAAGCCCAAAGGTTTCGCACACCACGAACGATTCGTAGCAGTCGGTTGGCGTATCGCCCCACGACATACCTGCTGTTAAATAAAAAATACGATTGTCATCAATGGTGAAAGAAGCGCAGTCTCTCCTACCGGAGGCAGAATACACTTCTTCTACACATTGCTTCAAAAACGCGGAAACATCATTTTGCTCTACAGATTGTGGTTCTTCGCCATACCACCGACTAATGCCACAGTGGTCCTCTAAGACCACTAGGACGTCTTCTAGCGAGCCATTCTCAAAGAGGCGCTCCACATTACCGAGAGCCTCTTCTTTGGTCGCCTGAATCTCATTGAGTGAGAATAGGAGGTCAGCACCCATCAGATGACCCCGCTTTCTACGGGAAGTTCTATGTGGAAGTTTGTAATTTCCACCCACTGATGCATGTCTGTTTGCTTGAAGCCGTCTTCGCCCATACGTTCCGGGTGGGCTACGACGTAGAGCGTGTTCGGCTCACCGCACATATGAAAGTTGATGTCCCAACTTTCGGTGACGCTCACTGGGAGCGAATGCCAATCGTCAAAGTTTTCATACAAATCACTTGCGGGTATGTGAGCCACATAGCCTTCTGCGAAGGCTTTAACGACTCTAAATACTTCTGGGCGCATCTCTGGCGTAATTGTGCTTTTCACAAAATACCTGCGTTCATATAAACTAAAAGTTGCTGGTGGGTGAGAAAAGGTAATACTGTGCCGTCTGCTAGTGCTTCGGCGTCGTATGGCTTGTCCCAGTTAAGGTGGTCTACGCTCACAACTTTGGTCACGTCAAAATTGCCATAAGTAAGTGCGTCTTCAAGCGTTTTCGCTTCGACCACATACGAGATGTCAATATCAACTGATTGGCTAACTAAAAATTTTGTCATTGTGTTCCTTTTCTGTTGGGTTATTTGCTTACTATCACATTATAGCATACTCTAAGATGTTTGACAACCTTTATAAACTTATTTCTTCGTTGTCTTCGTTTACAAAGGTCAAGTCGTGCCTGCTTGCCGGTGAGCGCATATCTTCATATGCCCACTCATAGACCAAGTTGCAGACTTCTTCGAGCGAGACCTCTAGGGTCGGGTCGTTGTTGATGTCCCGAATAGAGTTCTTTACTTCTTCAATGTCGTAGGTAAAGGTTCTTTGACAAATTATTTTACTCATTACTTCACCGTTACCCAAGCCATTGCAACCCGCAATAAATTGTCGTAGTCGCCCATAGTGGATTGTTCTGTGTATTCGGCGATTTCTTCAGCCGATACCTTTGCAGTTTTGAGCGCTTTTCTAACTGCGCCCATAATTGCAAAAGCGTTGCCGTCGTTGCCTGTGAGTCGAACTATGACTTCTGGATATTTAATTGTTGTTTCCATTGTTAGTAGCCTTCGTCTTCGTCTTCGTCTTCGTCGTGGGCGCCTTGAGGAATGAGGCTAGTAAAGCCTTCGTTGGGGTCAGCCTCGTTGGTGGTCACTGATTGAATAAATTTAAGAGAGCACGAGTCCTCATACCACTCTTGTAAAAGCGCAAACATTTCTTCTGGCGTCCCTACAAAAGTTCGGTCGTCGCAACCTTCGCCGTTGTAGTTTGCTTTGAACCACTCGGCTTGAGTGTCGTCCATCGCTAAATAAATTTTATGACAGCCGTCAAAAGAGATGGATTTTGCGTATCGCACTTCTTCTTTGACATCGTGCCAGTAATCTTGCATTGTTGTTGTAGCCATTGTATTTTCCTTTCTATTGGGTTGTTTACATTGTATCATACTGTAGCACAAAAAGCAACTTCATTACGCTAAAAGATTGATTTCGTAACCTATATTTTCTTTTGCGGGATTAGCGGTTATGAAATATCCAATTCTGTTCACAAGGTGATACCCCTCGGTTACCAGTGCGCTGTTTTTGCCGTCCATATAAGTCCAAACGTGCAAAGGCGTTGCCTTAGCGCAATTGAGAACAAAGTTGAGTTCGGGCCCGTAAGTCTCAAACATCACGCCACCATTGCCATCGTCAAACGAGGCATAAGGGTCAATGTGGTTGATTACCGGCTGATATTCATTACACCAGTCCTCAAAACTCATTTTGATTAAGTTGTCTGTAATCATTTCATTCTCCTTCTAGTGGTTGAATGTCGTGCTTTGTGCACCAGTTGTCATAGCAGTTATCGCACAGAAACGTATCTTCTTCGTAGATACGTTCCGTGTTGTCGTCATTACTTCCGATAGGCGCAAGATTCCAGTCCTCAACCATTACGGCTTCGCACATAGCGCATATTTGTTGTCTTGGTTCTTTGTTTGTGTCCATACACACATTATAGCATACTATAGCATATATAACAACTTGAGATTAGTAGTAATCCCATCGGTATTCATCATTTTTGTTGTATACATCTAGGCTACAAAGTCCCACAATTTCTAAACTATCGCTGTCGATAATTCGCCAACAGCGATGGCAGACATAGTGCTTTTCGTCCCAACCCTCATTGATTGACGGAGGAACTATTTCACCTATCTCATTACAGGTATAGAAGCCTTCCATGTTTGGTTGGTTGCCACATTTGCATACCCACCAGTCGGTTTCCTCCTCGATAATATAATCGCGAGAAATTGCTGGGTGAACAAGCAACATATCTGTCCAGTCTGGGGTGATTTTGTCACTCATTTTCCACGACCTTTGCTTGCCCAATACTCGGCAACTTCTTTTTCTCGGTCGTCTGTTCCGTCAGAAAGAACGACATTAAAAGTGTTAAGACCATTTACTATTTTAAATTGGTTTGCGTGTGCTTCCGTGTCCCACTTCTTGGCTGCTTCGAGTGAGCCACAAGTTCCGCCTTGCTCTCCGCCCCAATCGGCGATAAACCTTCGGTAGTCGTTTTTGTTTATTTTTTGTAGTATCCATTGTGTTGTCATAAGTATATTGTAGCACACAATTCACTAAAAAGCAACCTGCCGATTAATAGTTTTATTTGAGACACTTTTGAACTTTTGCCTCTGGTCCCAAAAATATGGTGTTCCAGAAATATCGGATTTATTTTATACGCGGCGTTTCTTTAAGGCCGGTCAGCCTCACGGAAGGTCAACAGCGCGCCGGTTTCTCGAATCTGTTGTCTTAATTGTTTTGTTTTATCCGCGGGGATACATATGTGAGTAGTGACAGACCAGCCATCACCAACCTTGGCTTCGTGCAGTAAGACATCAGCAGTGTCATCAAACTTACGGATAAGAGCCGCCATAGCAACGCCCTGTTGATATGTCTTAAGTAAAATAAACAACGTTTGTGGTTGCATGGTCGAACCCTACCCGACCCAGCGACCAAAGACGGTGTAGCCACCTTCTTCTCGGCGAACAATCCATTCCGTGCCGGGATATCTTTTTTTATATTGTTGAGCCTTTGAGTGCCCGGTACGAGCAATATTGCCGGTGCAATAAACAGCCCACTCATTAGGTTTCTTTTTTAAGTTTTCGACAAAGTTTGCGACCTGAAACGGACTTCCGTTCTTAGGTCCCGGTGGTTGTCTAAATTCAGTTTTCTTAGCCATTTTTTTTCCTTGTTTTGTAATCACTATGCATTCTTTTCTCTTGCTCTATCTTCTTTGGGGTCTCTAACTTCCCATCGTCCTCTTTGGACTTTTTTAAAGTACGGAGATGTCTTGGCGTAATTTAAAACTGTTTGATTAGAAAATCCACACACTTCCATTATTTGTTCGGTGGTGACTTCTTCGTATGTATTATTTTTAGCCCAGTCTTCAAGAGTTTTCCATTTGTCGGCCCGCTTAACAGGTTTGTCGTTTAGGACCTCCAACAACTCTTGATTACCGAGAAAGGACGCGACGAGCACGCCTATGGACTCATCAGAGACGTTGTACTCCGCCAGGAACTTGACCGGGTTGCCTTGAGTACCACGAGCCTGCCATATCTGAAGAACATAAAGTCCGCGCACGAGTTCCCCCATGCGCTGCATCTCTTCTTCTGGGACGCGGTATTTAGACCCGTGCTTCTCTGTGGCTTCGCGCCAGAGTTCTGCTTGGTACACAAAAACTGTTTCATCGGTTATCGCGTTTGATTTCATATTTAATCGCTTCCTCCTGAGTAGATTCCGGCAATCATTGCTGCTCGCCAAAGTTCTCCACCACCCATATCGCCGGTGCACATCTCACAGATGAACGCGCCTCCTTCCTGCTCAATCAGAACAGGAGAAGGCAGCGCGCATGAATCGCAAGCCGCGCCGGGCTCGTGAGCCACAGTTACGGTGTAGGTGGCGATGGGGGTCGTTTTATTCTTGTTACGACGGGACCTAATTTTACTACGGGCCATATGTGCTTAAATCCTCTCCATAATTGAATTGGTGTTGGTAGATACAAAAATGTCATCCACTTGATTGTGACGTGTAGAAAAATAAAACACGGTATTAAAACGATTAAGACCAGCGCGACCGCCATTATCTCTGGCGGGAGGTTTGGAATTCCCACGGACATAAGGGCCGCAAGCCAAACAATTGACCATTTCTTCATTTGCCTCCTGTATTGTGTTGATTAGCATATTCTATCATACGGTCTGCTTGCTCAGAAAACAACCTGAGCACGAAAGCCTGGCCATCTCATAGCACGCATCTTTGACTGACAGTATTTTCTTGCCGCAATCTTCGCAGCGGTCAGCATTGCAGTGAAGCCAGTGTTCTAACCATTCGCCCGCTTGTTCGTACATCAGGCCTTCCATCATCGGGGTGTAGTCGCCGGATTTAATGTCCGGGTACTTTTCCACGATGACGGCCCAGAATGCTTCTATGGCTGCTTCAACCGCGTCTTCGCTTCTTGCCTCGTCTACCAAGTTGGTAAACCGGTCTGCAGTATCTGATGTCATTGAATTCCTTTCATTAGGTTGATTTCATTGTAGCATGCTTTATCACACGTCACAACCTCCCGCAAAAAATTCTTTTGACTGGAATCCCTCCGTAAAACTATGTATACTGACCAAAGGATAAAACAAATGTATTACTTTTTTACTACCCTGCCCCTGTCCAAAAAAAATGGTGTTCCAGCCACCATGGATTTATTTTCGTTGCGCCGATTCTTTAAAGGCTTCCAGTGACCCGCGCGCGCGATAGTCAGCGCAGTCGACTGTATGCAGCCGAGTGGGAGTGCTTTGGCTGGCCAAAGATGGAGTTCAAATCGATGGACGAACTCACGGTTTATCTGTGGAAGGTTTTATCTAACCGGCACGTACAAAATAAATACGAAGTTGCCCGCAAATTAGTAGATGGCGCTATCCCGCTAAAGATTTCAAACGGTTCTTGGGCGCGTAGGGCATGGGCCCGGACCGAAGAAGGATTTATGTGGGTGTCATTCCCTCGCAAGAGTAGAACAAAACACGTAGTACTGCACGAAATCTCACACTTACTTGCGCCGGCAGATTCTTCTCCTCACGGAAGAGAGTTCTGCCAGACATACCTTCACCTTGTAAAACTGTTTTTTGGTACGGACACGCAAAACAAATTTAAGGTCGCGATGAAGAAGCACAAATGTAAATACTCCAAGACTCACAGTCGATGGAAAACTCCTTTGTCACAAGAGGAAAAGGATGTAATGCTCGCTAGACTGATAGCAGGTAGAAAAAATGGTCAATCACAAATGGAACGTTCTTAACGCAATGCGCTTTTACAATCGCATCAACAAAGAATTCAGCGGGGAAACGTACGCAGCATTTCATTTTGGTAAGTTTGACATGTCGCAGATACTGTTAGAGATTCGCCGGCACAGACAACGCGGTCGAGTTGAGCGAAGAGGGTCCAACTTAGTGCTCACAGAAAAAGGACACGCCGACCTGCGAGCATGGGAGAACGCACGCAGGGACAACGCAGACAAATTAAAACAAAAACACGCACTCGCTCGCGGTTACGCAAGACCCAACATACGAAACAAGAACGGTTCATACGTAAACCGGGAAGAATAACTTCGCACCATCAAAAAATATGGTGTTCCGGCGATAATAAGTTTATTTTTGCGCTTTCTTTAAATATTTTCGCACGCACAGCCAAGCCGTTTCTTAAGCAAAACCGCGCCAAAACATACCCTACAAACCCAAATAACAAACTTACTTACCGCGTTTCCTGCTATTACCCTTCTTGCTGGTCTTTCTTTTAACGGACTTCTTACTCGCCTTACGGACTTTTGAACTTCTCGTCTGCCTATTGCGTGTGCGAGAGTATGCTACAGCATGCGACAATGTTTTGGCCTGGGTACGTACTGGGATTTTCGGCAACGTCAAATGCACAGCCATCATCTCTGCCAGTGAGTCAGTTACTCTCTCATTGACGTAATCGATTCCGGTTTTGCGTTCTGCAAATGTTTTGGGAGACAGTTCCTCTAGGTGTTCTTCTGCCAACTCATTGATTGCGTTGATGTGACAGTGCATGAGTTCGTGCGCAATGGTTGCACGTAGTAACGAAGCATTCCACTTCTTCCATCCCTTACACAATGACAGGCTTGCTGAATTTTGTGCTGGTGCGATTTGGATTTCTGCCAACGCTAGGTCTGCACAATAGTAATTCTCGAACTCAATCTTCCAGTGAGATAGTTTCATTTCTGATTGGAGTTTCAGTACATAGAGTTTTAGCCATGCCGGATATCTGGTTTTGATTTGTTTAGTCTGGCCCATAGGGAGATAGTGTAGGCCTAGAAGTAATGTATGCTTAGGATAGTTCCGCGGGTATAGAGAACCTGTAAGAACTAGTTCTAGGGGGTTTCATGAACATACCGATGACTAGTAAGAATACAAAAATTACGTCTGACGGGGTTTCGTCATGCCTTCCGTTATTTAGTCCTGAAGAATGTATCCAAATAATCGATTGGGCTATCCGTCACGGTTCCAGCCACTACGGGCTCGTACACGCTCACCAGCAAGCCTCTAGAGCCTCTCTAAGGCGCTGTAAGGAGTATTTGATAGAACCAGCCTCCATAGCGTTCTCAGATGGCTCTAGTGTTGCTTCTAGGGTCTACAGTGCTTTCGGTTTAGGTAACATCTGGGATTTAGAGTATTCCGAGGTTCCATCTATCCGGATAATGGAATATCAGGTACGCGACGGATATGGACGCCATACGGATTGGTCTAATGGCGCGGCTAGACATCGCAAGATATCTATGACCTGTCAATTAAGTTCGCCGAAAAATTACGACGGCGGGGCGGTCACTCTTTACGCTGGTCCTGAATCCCAAGACATATCTCGACAACAGGGAGCGGCCACGCTGTGGCCGTCATGGACTCTGCACGAGGTTCAACCAATAACTCGTGGTGTTCGCTATTCGCTTACTGCTTGGGCACACGGGACTCCATACAAGTAGGGGTTGTATTTTGCTTTTTTGTTCCCTACAATAAAAACAAACCAATAACCAACCTAAAGGAAAAAAAATGAAACGAATTATCTTTGTTCTGGCGTTTTTATTCACCTCAGTTTTTAACGCCGTGCCGGCGTCAGCCAAGCCTGAATATACAACTCCACCAATTGACCCATTTGACGCAAACAGATACTGCTTTCATTCTGGATGTCCAATCATTTATCCGGGCGCAAAAATTATTGCGCTCAGAACCGACCCGATGTGGCCGATGATGGGTACTGCGCCGTTGCATATCCCGTTTATCTATATTGCCCTAGACAACAACGATGGATATTCCAATTGGTGGGAAGCAATCGCTTTCTTGGTTTCAGAAACCGGCGTACGGATTCCATTAGGTCAAGCCGAAGCGGATGATGGGAACGAGTACAAAGCAATTAAGGTTTCCTGCGAGCCATACTGGAATCCGTGTTCTCCGTCTTTTAGTTGGTTTAGAACTATAATTCCAGCAACAGCACCAACTGGAACCTATGCACTCGAAGTTCAATTTATTAGATTTGACGGAAAACTTGATGCAGTTCATACTTTCGGTCCAAATTTTATTGCAATAACTGCAAAGACAACCCCAACAGATATAAGCAACACCGTAAAAGATATAAGTAACACCGTTTGTAAAAATGTTGGGCGCAAAAAAAATGTTGATGGTAATTGGTATGCCTGCCTTAAAAAAGGTAAACGACTTGCTTGGCAGAGGCTTTTCTAATGGCTTTAGTAAAGATTGAAAAATGGGAATACGAGCGGGCGCATGCTGTCGGAATTGCTAGATGTGTAGCAAGATGGGGCTCTAAAGACGCGCCGCATTATCAGGATAAGGCAAGACAAGAAGACAACCGTACGGCCGAGGTCGCTTCGGCTTTGTGTGAACTTGCTGTAGCAAAACTGACCAATAGTTATTGGCACGGGCACGTTTGGCATTGGACCGAGCATGCAAAGCACCGAGACTTACCTGATGTCGGGAAAAATACAGAAGTACGCCGATTGCGCACGCGCGACACCGTTCCTATTCGTCGTAGACAAAACGACAAAGAGAACCTAAAGGTTTTTGCTGCTCGGGTTATCGGACCAGAGATGGACTCAGTTGAGGTGTATGGATACATCTCGCAAAAAGAAGGCTGGGAAACAGGTTCACCCGCTGATTATGACCCGGAAAATACTAGAGTCGTGCATATTAGTCAGTTAATACATCACGAAGACTAAAAGACGTAAACTAAAATCATGATAGTCGACACCAAACAAAACGATAAGCAAATTCATACTCGTATTGTTTTGATGGATTTGAACGTGGCTCTATCTTCAAACTTTGGCTCGATGCATAAATACGGCTTTGAAGACTTTGTGAAGAACCACGAGAACTACAGACAATGGATGGTTGATTTGTTGCGCGACGAATATGTAATTCTTATTACCGCTCGCAATATCAAATGGGCTATCCCAACACTTAAACGGATTGCAGATAAAACAGATTGGCAGCCAAACGTGGCTTTATTTAACGACACGGAGTTTGATGGAAAAGACGCTCCAAAGATAAAAGAACATCAAATGCTTAATCGAGTTTTCAGCACCTACGGAGATGACCCGAACATCTATCACGCGATTGAATCAAATTCAGGGACTCGTGCAATGTATAAGCGCCTCGGCATCCCTTCCGTGCATGATTGCGCTCGATATGGGAGATGGAAGAAACTTCCTTTTTAGGCTTTGCTTTTTTCTTCTAGTTCGTTTTTGAGTGATTTAATTAACTCAGCATAGAAGCCGGGTGTATCAGTTTTTTCATATATTTGAGCAAGAGCAATTGCAAATTCAATTTCTTCTATTGATAATTTTTCAGGAGATATAATTTTGGCTTGCAGTTTGTGGAATTCTGCAAGTTTGCTTTCCCATGACAAATCCGAGTTTGATAAATCTAAATGTTCCATAAATAGCCTTTCTTTTTAATTATTCTTCGGACCTTTTCTTCTTTGATTTCTTTTTATCTACCGGACCACGAAGGTCGTGAGTCCTAAGAGGATTACCGGGCGAAAGACGCTGACGTTTTTTGCCGGCCTTTGTTCCAGATACGGTTTCGGTTTGCTTGGTTATCGGATTGACTCGTTCGCGCTGTTGTGAGCCCCGAGAAACTTTGCCTTTTTTCTTACCCACAACTTATATCCTTTGACCGGTTTTCTGAATTACAAATCCGTCTTCGCGGTCAAGCACCACATAGTTGTAATCGATTAAGTCAAAGTACTTTTCGCACTCAGAAAGAACAACATCTACAGGCAAGGTAGAGCATGTGTACAGGTCGAATTGTACGCGGGCAGGAACTAATTCATCCCAAACATGAAACGAAATATGAGAAGTCTCAATGCATACTGTTGCAGTAATGCCACGATTGCCTTCCGCTTCAACATAGTGAGCATGAGGACCGGTCACTATTTTCATCCCAATTTTATCAACTAACTGAGTGAGCCAGTCTTTTACTGAATCAACGTCTTGAGGCGGACGGTATGCCTGTCCATTCATCAAAAGGTGGTTGTGCAAAATTTTTGTCATGAGCAACTTTCTTTATAAAATCTATGTCTTCCGGGTGGACAATATAGTCTATAATTTTCCTATACCGGAGAAAGGATGCCCTGACCGACCAAGTTCTCTTATTGGCAATACCCCAAAAAGAAGCCAGTAAGGCTCTGGTTGACTCAGAAAATCCACCCCAAATGCCGTGCGGCTCATACTCAAGAGAATAGAGCAAACACTTTTGTCTTATGGGGCAAGAACGGCAAATTTCAAAGGCTGCTTTTTGCGCAATAACGTCAACGGTTGAATATTTACCATTGTTGTGAATTGGAAAAAATAAAGATGTATCTACGCCGGAGCAAGAGCCACCTTTTGGCGTATCCATGTCCTCTCCAACTAGGTAGTTTCCGTTAGCCAAAAACATGTCTTCGACATATGGCTTTTGGGAAGTCGGAATATCTTTTTCAGTTGAATAGTAAATATTTTTCATTAATTATTCCTTTCATTGGTTTTAGTGACTGTATGACCACTCATGTCTTTCCTTTAACATCAGGACCGCTATGTTGAAAACTATGTCCTCTTCAAAGGTAAAAATTCCATTAGAAGTACATATGTAATGGATTTCTGATGTTGTAAATAAATCGCATTCGCTAGGGTCAACAGAATGTGATTGTAAGGCTTGAGTTATAACAACCGCAGAGGCGTACATGCGCTGCCAATACTTAGCGGTGCCGCCTTGCGTGCTAAAGGGTTAACCACCCTCTTTAAAAACAGTTCAATAACATGGTCCCAAGTTTCTTGAGACGGTGCCGGGAATCCCGCTTGCGCAGCGAGTTTCACACGATTTTTTATGTCCATGTTTTTAACCGTAAAAGGTTTTAGTCCCAACTCTTCAATTCTGTCAACAATTTTTACCGCTTTAAAAAAACGATTTTGACGCTTGTATGGATTAGGTTCAGTCTCCAAATGGAATCTCTTTTTCTGTTGTTAATGACCAAACTTTTGTTCTGGTCTTTGTGTTGTTATTTACTTTAGCGACATTATGTTCTTTCACCAACTCTTGAGCAGCGCCAAACGCCAAAGAAGTAATCATCAGTAATATAAAAAATACAAAAGCAAACGTCCAGCCGAGTATGGCCAAAATCAAAACAAACATACTCATTCTATAGGGGCTCGTCCACCTGCAATTATTTTTCTAGCGAGAGCAACCATTTGCTGAATGAGAGGTTTTGAAACTGTAAGTTCACCAGCCATTGCTGAATAAGAAAGACCGTCACCATCCAGTCCGCCAAACTCACAAGACTCTTTAATGGCCAAAGCACGAAGTTCAATAATGTTTCTTCGAATTTCTGCAACGCTTGGTAATAGTTCGTAATGTAGAACGCGCGCCCTTTCAACAGGGTCAGTCATTTTTTGAACTTCTTTAATTTTTGACTCAATCATATTTACTCCAACTCGATAATTTCTAGCCTGGCTTTATTTTCTCCTGAGATAACTGGTGCCTCAAATACAAGTCTACGCACAGTATCCGGTCCATCTTCGATAAGGATGCCTGCGTCTACAAGCCCGTCAATCATGGCTTTTGCTACCGGGAAATGATTTCCAGTATCTGGCATACTCTGCCTGTTGCGCCTATGGGGGGTGAACCGGACTTCTACGGCCTTCATTTTGGGTATTTTTCGGGCTTTAGCGGCTACGCAAGTAGCGCTTCGCCATTCTTTAACCTTTTTACCTACAGCAAAATGATTTAATGTCCGCTCTTTATTTAGAGTCCACATTTCACCCCAAACTTCCACTACGTATGGAATATCGCTAATCGGTGGCGCTGGGTTCTTTTTTTTACTCATTTGAACGCTACCCACCCCGCAAAATTAAGACATTGCCAAAATCTTTGTATATTTGTAAAGCCAGCGTCCTTGAGCATCGACTCATTTTCTGACGCCCTTAATGGAACCAGTACACCTTGAAGCGATTTGCGCTTTTCTTCAATTTGTTCATCGGTATATCCTTTTTCTCGCTTGAAGTCGTGATAAATGTCTACAAGTAAAGCCTGCGAAGAAGGCGTTTCACCTAGTACCTTCTCAACGATAATAAAAACCCCATCAGTAGAGAGACCTTTATGAATCTGTTCATAGAACATTTGGCGCGCATCGAGAGGGATGAACTGCGCCGTAAGTACGCAAGTAATGACGGTATATTTGCCCGGAAAAATTTCGATATCGACCAAATCACTTTGAACAAAATTTACATTGTTCCATCCTTGAAAAAGTTCCTGCGCTTTCGCAATCATGCTCAAAGATGAGTCAACGCCGACGCAAACGATTTCAGAATTAGGTTCAACTGCGTCAAGTATTTCGTAAATAGTGTCTCCTCTAGAACAGCCAAGGTCCAATAAGTATTGATTGTGTCTTTCGGGAGAAAAAAAACTTTTGGCAATCCTGACTACAGAATCGCGCATTGTTCCATATCCGGGAATTGAGCGAGAAAGCATGTCAGGAAATACAGAAGTTACTGATTCATTGAACTCCCACTTTCCGCTTGGCTTGTAATTATCTTTTTCGTTCATAACTCAATGCCGAGTCTTTTAGAAAATGCTGCCTTAGCCTCTTGTGCCATACCTAAACGACGACCTTCTGGGTGGGGTACATTAAACTCAAATTCAAGAGCCTCTCTTAATCTGTCCGGGTTAATAGGTTTTGGGTTTTCGGCTACAGCCTGGACACATCCACTTTTTGCAGTCATAAACGTATCTACTGTTTTGAACCCATGATGAATAAGTTCTTCGAATTCTGTTTCAGTGTGGAATTTTTGAACTTTTGGTTTTAGGGCTATATCTGACAACACAACACGAGGTTCGTAGTCAAGCGTAAATCCTCTGCTTGAAGTGTCATGGCTTTTTTTAAGGTCTCCACGGGTGTGATTGAACCAACGGTCTGACTCGGATGAAACCGCGACAGCGTGGCATTTTGTTTGCGGGGAGGACAGGGCCGCAACAATCGTCATGATATGAAGTCTGTCTTGAAGAAATGGCACGCTGTTGAATACGTGAGAAATAAAAATACTGTCCCACTCCGTCTTGTCGGCAACACGCTCTAAAAACTTTGCGGTCAGTTTGCGTGCACCTTCCGTGTCAATATTTTCGTTGTCCTTGCCTAGAAAGAAAGGCTCAAAAGCAACAGCATCAACACCAAGTCCATTAAGTATTTCTGTCTTATCGCATAGTCCAGCACCAAAGTCAATGACGTGAGTGCCATAATATTTTTTCCACATCTCAATGTGCTTTTCGTTTTCCAATTGAAAAGCGCCCACTCTGTTGCCGGTGTTGATGTAATGGCGGATTAGGTCTTCTACGAAGACCGTTGAAAGAGTCGTCTGTCTTTGATTCTTTCTGCGAAAAGAGTTATACCTAAGTAGGTCTTCATATCTTTCCTGAATGTTGTAATCCATCGTTAGTAAATTTAACATCGCTTGGATATGGCTGGCATATTTCTCATCAACAAAAACAACGTTTACCGTGTCGTAGTTTTCTTGGATTGCAAAAGTTAATCGCGCCCTACCGTTCAAGACTCTGTAATCCGGGGTGCATATCACTGGCAATTGAGGCAAGCCATTTGATTTAATATATGAAGCCATCTGTACGGCGTGCGCTTCGGGCCACCGCTCATTAAGTTTTGCAAGTCTTAATGTTGCAACCGGCTTTTGATTTAAAATTGGATACCATTCAGGCGTGTCAACAGGTACGTCTGGAAGTGTTTTGATTTGATTTATTTCATCAATCCGTTCAAGTAATTCATTTTTTAATTCTTTAGTTGACCGAGTTTTATACATGTCATTCGTCGCGCGATTATAGAGAACGTTGATACCCATTCTTCTATCAACTTTAAAAAAGGGCACACGAACAACCGGAACCATTTTTGCTCCAAGACGTTGAGCGATAAGATGTCTTTGATGGCCGCTAAGTATTTCACCGTTTACGTCTGCGTAAATAGGTAAAAGCCAACCAAACTTACGCAATGACAGTTCAACTAAATCAAGTCTTTCCTTATCCGCTTTACGTGGATTGTAAGCAGAAGGAGATAGGCCATCGATTGGGGTCAATACAGGCTTCATAACAGTTACTCTGAGCGTCGCGGACTGCTTCTTTTTGAGTTTCGCTGACGCGTGGCGACATAAGAGTCGCTAGGTATACCCAAAAGAGAAATCATTCCTGAGCAGACCTCTTCAAGTGAGTAACCATATTCCTCAAACATTTTTTCTTCCCATTCGTCAAAGTAGTCTGGGGCCATTTTGAATTCCCATTTCCCAATTGTCGAGGTAACGTTGCGGGGTTTATCGGATACCTTTGTTGCTTTTTCTTTCATACCCCATCCAGCGACCTCATGCATTAGGTCGTCCAAATCATCGCCGGTATAACCAGAACCCTCAAAAGCCGGAAGTGTTTGAAGTATTTCTGCTAGTTCTACGTGGTCATAAGAACCAAGGTCGGCAGTTTTGTTGTCGGCCAAAACAATCCTGGCTGCTGCCTCATCATCGGCATCAATAAAAGTTGCAGCAATTTCTTTCCAGCCCAACATTTTTGCCGCTTTCCATGTGTGATTACCAACGAGTATTGAGTTATCTCTTTTATTAACAACAATCGGTCTGAACTGTCCGTTCTTGGCTAAAGACTCAGAAATCAAACCAACGTCTCCTTGTCTGGCGTTCATCGGATAAGGAAAAACACTGTTGATGTCAATGGTCTCCGTCGACAGCATTACTGAATGCATTTGCTGTCTGTCTATGTTTTTCTTTTTATTTTTTGGTTTAGCCCTATCTGACGGGATATAGTCCACATCAGATAGATGCAAGCGACGTTTTAGTTCTTTAATGATTTTTTCATCTGAGTCGTTAGACTTTTCAATTTCGCTTGCCCAGTCTTTGAATACGTCATCATCAACCATCGCCCTGTAAGTGCCAACACAAACTCGAATTTCGGTTCCAACCTGACCAGTCCTATCATTGTTTGGCGCAGTAAAAGCACCTTCTCCAGATAGCAGCGTTTGTAATTGTTCTATATCTACATCCTTGAATCCCGTGCCATCTAAAGTCGGCAAAGATTCGAGCAATTCAAGGAGTTTTGAATCATCATAAGATGACATATCCGAAGTCCTGTTGTCTGCAAGAACAATTTTTTGAGCGCCGTAGTCGTCGACATCAACATAGGTGACTGCAATATGCGTCCATCCAAGACTCCTAGCGGCACGCCAGGTGTGATTGCCTGCAAGGATTGTCGAATCACGACGATTTATTACAATTGGCTTGTATTGACCATTTACCTTTAGCGACTTTGCAATTTCTTCCACATCGCCACGTCGTGGGTTTTTAGGGTAGGGCTTAAGACTTGTTATATCTACTATTTCTGTTTCTACTTTTATGTTGTCGCTCATACAGGCGAGTATAGCCGATATATTTAGTTCGTCTGTTTTAAAGTTTGCTTTATGCTCTTGATAATTTGAGCAATTTTTTCCTTATCTTCTTCTGTCTGTGCCGGCTCTAATTCTCTCATTTTTCGTTCTTCACGGTCTTTAGCGTCCCACAAGCGCTGCTTATGCATAGGCAGGACTACTTCCCTAAATTCAGCCCACGATGGCCAAAACCTAGAGGTTTCTTCTATTTTTTTTACTGCACGTTTCGCGTCGTCAAAATAGAACTCAGCGAGATTACCTTCCCAGCGTTTTACTTCTTCAACGACCAACTGTTTTGAGGGAAAACAAATATTCAGTTCCGCAATTATTGCGTCTGCTTCGTCTATCGTCATGGCGTGTGAAGAATTAGAGGGGTACGCTCGCCAACCCAAGAACCGGCGACATTATAGTCAATCCACTCAATCGCTTCGTCTTCAGTCATGCCTTGCTTTATAAATACTGCTACGAGCAAATTGTATGAATAAACGACTACTGGGTCAAGATTGATTCTAGTTGCATATCCCATGATGGCTTCGTCGCAACCATCAAAAACAATCGCGCCTTCAGCAAATTCATCTACGAATTCTCTAGTCGATGGAGTACCAAAGTCCCATCCTTGATAATTTTTTTCTGGGTCATAAAATGTTTCATTACCCGACATTTAATTCTCCCATCATTTTTGGTGAAGTTATTTCACGCTGTTCACGAGCAGCCTTGATGGCGTTCCAGCCTTGAGGCACAACACCTTTGAGGCCGTTCATATCTAGTCGGCTTGGGTCGCATTCAGACCACCTATTAACAAGAGCAGTTGGAGTCAATGTTGCCTGAGGAAACTTTTGTCTATAAGCCTGAGCACGAGCAAAAATATCATCCGGAGTTGCATTACTTTCTTTTAGAACACGAACCATTCGTCCGTATCTGCTTGCTTCCGAAGAATTAACATTATCGGGATTGACATTGCACGCAGTAAGTAGTGCGTCCCATATTGGATTTCTTTTTCGCTCAGGCTGTTGCTTGGATGGTTTTTTCGTGCTCTGATTTTCAGTACTTGGTTTTTCGTCTACGGAATTCGTGGAGGTAATAATCCTGTAGAGGCTTGATGTTCCTTGTCTTTTGACTACTGATAGTTCACCCATAGAGACTAGGTCTTGGATTTTCCTAGTTACGGTGCGCTCAGAAACGTTTGCCCGTCGAGCGATAACGCTAATTCGAGGGAAAGCGTCTTCTCCTTCACTATTGCAGTGGTCGGCAATTACTAGAAGGATAAGTCTTTCAAGTCCTTGTGCTTTGGATTTTTCAAAAACCCATTCCATAATTTTTATTGACATTATTTTTTTTGCCTTATCGAAACCCTCTCAGATTTCTCCACTTCGCAAAAATCATCTGGGTTTAAACCTGGCACCATTGCTTTTAGTGCCGTAACTCTCCATTCGCGTATTGCGGCAGCACGGGTAAGGTGCTCAACCACCGAGTCAATAATCGGTTTGGCGTATGTACTGAGGTCAATAATCTCGCCTGTTGACGGGTCCACGACAGAAGTTGCATCTTTGGCAAGCGCTTGATTTACTACAATCTCCATAAGGACCTGATGAGACCAGTTTTTTCTAGACGAATTAAACTTTCGCTCAGCGACCATATCACCGAATTCAAGCAACTTGTCTCCAGCCATTCTCATATGTGTTGTCAATAAAATATTAAGTCTTGTTTCGACATCTCTAACTTGAGCCTTAAGGTCAGCCAGTCCAACCAAGGCTTCAAAAACCTCTTTGTTGTCTAACTCTTCTAAATCATTTTCTAAGCGCTCGGTGGTCTTTCCAATGCTTTCTTTTAAAAGGTCAGAAATTTCTGTTACCGCATCATAGAGTTGCATTTTGTTGTCTCCAAACATTAATTTTCAAACCCGGTTTATTTATGTTTTCGTTTGATATCACGATGGAATCAACTTCTGCCAACCAAGTGTTTCCCTTATCGATGCTTGGAGCAAGAACCATTGCTATTAATCGCGGTAAATGACCTATCGCGACATTATTAATATCAACCCGAATTGAGTTTGTATCGTGCACATTATTTGGCTCTCGAACCAATTCGCAACGTGCTGTCTTCATTGCGACTTCTTGCGCTATGGCAAAAATGTTGTCGGGATAATTAGAAGAAAAAGAAATACCAACTATTTTTGTCAAGAATTGGGTTGGGACGTCTAATTCTTTTGCAGTAATCACTCGGTCTCCGAAGCAGATTCAAACACGTCTTCATAACGGTTGTACTCTTCTTCGGATAGTTGAGGGGGCCATGTTGATGGGTCGCCAAGTTTGCTTTTTACTATGTCTTGAATGTGTGGGGACGAAAACTCATACATCGAACGGGCAACAGAGACGTCAATCATCTTGTCTCCGTCTTTGCGGTTTGCTCGAATCCCTTGCATTGTAATGATGAGATTATTCAACTCGGACTTCGCCATAGGCCACTGACGATTGTTTAATTTGTCGTGAGACTCGCGCAGTAGTTCTAATTCATCAGGAGTCAGGTCTCCGGACGTTTGCTTGAACAGACGGTGAGCCTCATCGCGCTCTGATTCTGAACGCCAATCAAACATCGGTTTAATTGGTTGTTCTTTGGACTCAATAGGAAGAGTTGGTTGGGTTAGTGATTGTCCAGCAACAACGCTTTTTGTTTCAACCGCCACGCTTGCATTTTTTGCCTGTTCTTCATTCTTCTTTGCAGTTCCGATTGATTCACGAAACTTCATCAAAACTTTAAGGTCATTCATGTTGTCTGGACTACCAGCCTTTTTGAGTGCTCGACCCATTGCTTTTGAACAGAGTACATTCCAGGCATCTGTGTCGCGCCCTTTAGCGTCAGCAAATGATTTGTAGCCAATAAATGGAGTGTCGTTTTTAAATCGAACAACTGTCGCAATGCAGACCTTTTCATCTTTTTTACTAAAAGATGCTGGGATACCAGCGTCTGCTGTAGTGCCTTCAGAAAATTCAACAGTGGCATCTGGCCAATCTGCTTTAAACATTGACCACCTGAGCGAAGTGGAAATATAATCATCGAAGTTTATGGGCATACGCCCTCCTAACTTATTTGTTGGTTATTTTGATTATGGGTACTATACAGCGTAAAGATTAATCTTGCAACTCTCCACCATCGGTTATTTTTTCTATTTTTTTAAGTGATTGAAGTGCCTGAATGGTTGCTTTTAAAATAGCGTTTTCGCGGCTCAAATTGGCTATTTGAAGGGTTAGTTCTCCAATAACAAGATTTACGTCGGGTTGAATTTGGCCTATGGTCATGATTGAGATTCTAGCAGTTTAATCCTTAGATTCAAAGATTGTACGGCTTGAAGCAAATGAGGCACTAAGCCAAGATAATTCACGGACAGAAAAGCATCTGGATTTTGTGGATTTGAAGAAGTTGCAAGATGAGGGAACGTATTAACCACTTCTTGGGCAATCAAGCCCAACCGCTTAGGTTTGATTTCAGAATTTTCTACATCAAGAGCATCAAGTGGGTTGTACTCGACAACTCGCAAATCATTTAATGTTTTAAGAATCCAATTTTCCGGTGCGTCAATAATATTTGTTTTCATTCTTGCATCCGAAACTGTTCCAACCACGCAAGAAACAGCATTGTCAACCGCTCCGATAATGTCGGGATTGTCCCAAAGAAATCCCACATAATTTGGTGTACCAGGGCCGATATCCAGCCCTGGGTAAGAAATTCCTGCGCCGTTATTGACGCCATTATCCATAGTTATGGCGCCGAGGGCTGTTATAGCGCCGTTGGCCATTATGTTGTTGTCAACTTGTAAGTTATTATCGACCTGCATGTTGTTGCCGACCGTTAAGTCAGTACCTACGTCGAGGTTATTGCCAGCGTATATGTTGTTGCTGGAAAAAATATCATTTGTTGCTGTGACGTCACCGTCCGATAGCGCAACATAACCACCACCACCATCACTTACTAAAAGCAAGTCGTAAAGAAGTTCAGCAAAAACTCCACCAGGTCCATCAATTCTTATTCCAGCCTTAACTGCATCTTCCCCAAAAAAGTTACTATGAACAGGCTCAAAGCCTGAGCCGTCCGGAAACAATTTACCCATATCCATTGTCCCTTGGAAATTTCCACCTGTGTGAAGTGAGTCAGGTGAATCTTGGTAGCCAATTTCAAATCCGGCAATATTGCCTGTTGTGGCGGTCAAAGAACCTGCGGCGTTGACCCTGAAAGGCGCTGCAGCAAAAGTTCCTGCACCCAAGAACATGTCTCCGTCTGCGTTGATGTGAAATGAAGATGCATCATTTCCGCCAATATCAATAACTCCGCCAGTGATTACTGGTGAAGTAATAGTTGCGTTCGCAGCAAGACTATTTGCAGTAATATTTCCTGAGATAGAAGCCGAAGAAGAAAAAAGTGCTCCAGTCGACGCGGAAATTGATGTAACAATATCTCCAGCGTTATTAAACGCGCGTAACCCAGACGAGTCAATAATGACTCTTGGGTTGACGGTGCCGCTTTGTAGCGTCGGTGCGGTGAGGGTGCCTTGTACCCAAGCACCATTACGAATAGTTACTTGATTCAATTCTGCATTACCATCTGCTTCGATAGTCCAACCGCTTGTGTTGGTCACATAATTATTTGAACGGATTGCGCCATTAAAAACTATTTGCGCGCTGGCAGATGCGGTAAATGCAAATGGGGCTGAAGGAACTCCGGATTGCCCATCTGATGTGTAAGGCAGGATTGTAAATTGATATTCACGTCCCGGCGCACCAAGATTTTCAAAACCAGCAGAGGTTTTGCTGCTTGGCACCATAGTGGAGTGTCTTTCAACTACCCGCACGACATCTCCTGATGTGTATGTACCAGACGGGATGTCTGGACCAACATCATCAAATGTAAAATAAGAACCAGATGCACTAGTTAAAAAAACATTAGTTCTGTCAAAATAATTATCTGTTGTGTCGTAGATATTTATCCAATCTCCTACGCCAAAACCAGTAGAAGAACTAACTTGACAATAAGCAATATTGCCATCTCGATAGATGCTTGTAATTGGATACGTGATTGCAATCCCGATGCTGTTTTGTTCTTCGCGATAAACAATTGCTTCAAATTGTGTTGCGCTTGTATTATCTGGCGCTTCCCAATTAACAACTACACGATTGCTTAAGCCTTGTACTTCGGCTCCAACAGATGTGCCAGTTGGAGCCGATGGCTTAGACGATGTTCCGCGCAAGGTAAACGAAGGAATATCTGCAGCGGATAAACGACCATAGTTTGCTGCGTATTTAAGGTTGGTTGCTATGTCTTCAAAAATGTCACCAAACGTAACCTCGACGGTTTCGTTGCCATTTTCATCTACAGATGCTCCTATTGCGCTTATGATTCTTTCACCATAGACACCAGTGTCAATTTCGACAAGAACTTTGTCTCCAATGTCAAAGTCTTGCCAAGCCGTCATGCCTTGTTTTTCGGCAAACGTAGCCGTAATTTGTAGTTTGCCATCTTTTACTTTACGAACTGCTGACGATGTGATGTTTGCTACTGCTGGTGCTGTATCGGCAGTATTTTCAATAAACATTTCACGAAAGCCATAAGTTCCAGTTCTTTCGGAGATTTGTCTATCAAGATTAAAGCCATCAGAGCCGTACACGACAGTTCTTAATTCGCTAACAGAGGTTCTAGTTTCAACTGTCTCCAACATTGGAAGACTAAAAAGCAGCGCGGCAGAGCCGGTAGTTAAATCTTCACCAAATGGCTCATCGAAAATTACCGTGTCAGTAACAAATGGTTTTACCGCAATGCTTACCGAGCCGCTTGGCGAAACGTGCCAATCAACACCGGTGTTCGCCGAAACCTCATTAAGAACATCAAGAACGGTTCGACCAACAGCAATATTGAAATTACCGCCATCTTTAACAACTCGACTCTTTGAGTCCGTTTTTCCTAAAGACGCATTTAGTGTAGCGTCAAGACTTAAAGGCCAATCAACTGCGTAACCTATCCCACCTCGTCCATACAGGGTTTTTATTGTTCCAAAATCTGATTTTTTAGTTGAATACTCATAGCCAGTGTCTGCTTCTTTGAATAAAATATAAAAAGCGGATATTCCAGTAAATGACCCAAGGGAAACTTGAGACCAAACTATTTCGTTTGTGCCAATTTGATTGGAGTTTGAAAGCCCACCATTTGAAGATATTTTCCAGGAAGAATAGCCGTTTACATTTCCTTCCTCTACAAATGCAGCATTGTCTACTTCTAAGTCACCAATTGGTGAGCCATCTGCTCGTGCTGTTCGCTGCAAAACCCATGGAGTAGATGAACTACCAACAGAGACAATCCAATAAACTCCATTCTCAAAAGTGCTTGTTTGATTTTTTACTAAAGCGGTATCTCCAACAACAAGGTCAACTACGCCGTCGATACCAGAGTTGTTTATTGAGCCATTTGCCGTGGCTGTAAGTCTTGCTCCAGAACCAGGAACATCAACTTGGGGGCCGTTGGTATAAGTTGCTGGCAAATTTCCTGTAGTTGCTACTCGAACGTTAAATGCATATCCGGGAAATAGGCGGTCAAAAAATTTTGGTCTTTGCGTAGTGCCTGCAGTTGCTCGTGCCTGATTACTAAAATCTTCAGGCAGGACAATACCCCACTCAAGCGCTGCAGCAATGCCTCGCCCACCAATAGTTAATGGTTGACTTACTCCTGCTCTATCCACCTGTACGTCTTCAATGAAAAACGTAAAGACCGAAGTACCATCTCGACGAATCTGAAGAGCGTAGGGACCTTCAAGTAATGAATCACCTCTCTCGTCTTGAAAAGAAGCAAAAAACGGGTCGGAAAAATCATGCTCTAAAGTCGCCGAACCAACATCGTTAAGTTGGTCTGACAGTTGAATGCTTTTCCAGCGCGGGACATAAGCAACTGTTTGACTTGGATTATTTGCTAGTACAACCCAAACGTCCCAGGTTGTTCTAGCCATTAGAAAAACGCCTTCCTATAGGAAATGACTACTGTACCAGTTCCAGAAGTTGCAGAAAAAGTTACATCATTATTTAGCGGAAACAATTCAAACCAAGATTGACGCGAACCCGCACGATAAAGGTTGGAAATATCATTGACCCCATTTCTTGCCAGCGTCAAGCCATCAGTATCTATTATTACTGCTTGGCCGGTCGGGATTGTGCCAACATAACCTATCGAGGACAGACTCCCAATGTATGTTTCATTTGTAATTTTAGGATTTGCTAAGTTCGATGATGAAATAAATGTAATTGTCATGTAGGTAACAGGCGCAGTACCCACAGCACTGGCTGACATTGGTACGGCAATATTCGAACCCGAAAATGAAACCGAGGCAGAGACTGATGTTGGGGAAAACCAACGCGGGTCCGGGAATTGAACCTCAACAGTGAATTCTGTGTAATTTAAATCTCGATGGTCGGAAACGTTTATCGCTCCAACAATTTCACCATATGCTATTCGCGAAGCATATAAAGAAGAATTGTCCGGGTCCACCCTTACATGTGTGACGGTGAGTAGTTCCGGCATTTCGTTAAGCAAATTAAAAACAGTGTCATAATTTTCATTAAACTGCGAACGTCTTCCGCTCTGAGTTAAAGCAACAGAACCTGTAACTGGTTCATTGTCTGTTATCCAAATTGTCCAAGTCTCACTTCTTACGTCAAGGCGTTTTTCTCTCCATTGAGTTCCGTGCACAATTGCTGAACCGACATTGTCGCCCTTTTTGGCTGGGATACCTCTCTCTATCGATGACAACATGTAGCCATGAGTTGCTAACTCAACGCCATTAACGGAATACCATTCAAGAACGTTTGGAAGAACTGTGGACATTTATATCACCCAAACATTCCACTGTTCGCCAAAACCTTCATTCGGCGAGTAATTGAATCTTGAGCCGCTTCTGGAACTGGGTTATTCACGGTCACCATAATATTGTTTGCCGCAGGCGATTGCTGCACTTGTTCCCTATTTGGCCTTGTTCTGGTGTAGCGGTCTAGCGCCGAAGTCGTAACAATGGTTCCCGACACTTTCGGCACAAACATTTCTGGACCACGTTCACCAACAAGGTATGGTGTCATTTCTTTAACCGGACCGCCAACGGCTCTAGTTCGCGAGCCAAGCGAACTTGTTGCGCCAGTCATTGTATTTCGAATACCTGGGACAGTTCTTGGAGTGGGAGACGGGACTGTTGGGGTGACATTCCAACTCACGCTTCCACTTCCACTCTTGGAAACTACAGCGTTTACGCTAACCGCGAGATTCAGTGGCGACGCGTCAAATGCTTCTTGCGCCCCGGTTTTGATTGCCTTCCAAATAGAAGGTCCTAGGCTTAATAAGTTTTTTTGCAATTCGCTATCTGGGTTAAGAAGTCCAGCGCTCATATCGGTAAAGTCAGCACCGATTGATTTTGTAAGAGTGTTGACGTTCATGCCGGTTGTTTCAAGTGTTTTAAAAATGCCGCCTTCGCCAAAAAATTGAGTACTGAACGCTTGTCCAGTTATCCCTACGTTGTTACCTAGCGTAGAAACATAACCACCAACAGTAGAGGTAAATCCACCAATATTTTTTACGTCGTCGCCAAGCGTAGACAAATCCTTAGAGCCAACAACAATTTTTCCACTTGCTATTCCTGTTGCCGTCGCCAAAGTATTGTAGACACCGGCAAGTTCCTTGTGATTATAGTACAAATCCGCTCCTGCTTCAATTACGTCAGCGTACGATTCAAGTACGTTAACTGTTGCTGCAGCAAGATTTAATGATTTATTTTCTACCTCAACGGTTGCATCAATAAAACTATTTTGCGAATTAATAACTTCCTCATTTACCTCTGTTGCTGCTGCTCGTGCTTCAAAAAGAGCAATTTCCGCATCGACAAGGTCGATATACGTCGCTCGACCCATCGCGTAATCTCGTGAAGTCTTTTCAAAATCAATTTGTAATTGGTCAATTTCTGCTTGCTCGTATCCAGTCACTTGTGCTCCGCCATCAAGCCCACGTCGAGTCTCTGAATATTGAACCTCTCTAGCGGCTTTCTTTCTTCGGTCATCAAGACCTCGTTGCATGTTAATCAACTTTGCAAGTTCTGTTTGAGCCTTACGAAAATTCAATTGCGAATTTATGTAATCGCCAAGGGAACCAATGATGTCTTTCATACGACCTATTGTCGCTTTAACAAAATCTTGAGCCGGTGTTTCTACATCTTGTTTCTTTTTCAAAAAGTCTTTAAAGAATTTAGATGCACCTTTTCTTCCTCCAGATTTATATGCAGCAGCGACGGCATTATCTAGTGATTTAGTGATTACGCTCTTAAAGGCTGGGGATTTAGCCTCTTTTGCAAAACCAACTGCAACACCTTGGGCTGCAGGCATACCAATTTCTCTAGCCATCAACCTTGAAGGACTCTTTGTTTCAAAATAATTTTTTGCCGTTACAACAACACCCTGTAATGCCTGCACAATCGCTTGCGACATTGTCGGCGCGCCTTGAGCAAGCCCTTTTGCGATTCCATTTGTGACCTGCTCGCCAGTAGTTATTGCGGCACTATCAACTGCTTCCGATGAAGCCAAAATTGAATCTCTAAAATTATCCGCAGTAAAGCCCATGCTTTCAAGAAGATTTGCGGCGCCGACACCTGCTCCTTCTCCTCCTGCTTGAGTAGCAACACTTACGATATTCGCCATACCCTTGGCAAATACTTCTCCGGCTGCTTCTGAATCTCCTGCGGCCTCATAAGAAGCCGCCAGAGCCACAACATCTTCTGCTGCGGCTTGAAGTTCTGCTCGCGACTTTCGACCAAGTTCTGTATTTTCTGAAAAACTACCACCACTCTTTTGCACTGCATCGCCTACGTCCTGATAGGAATCCATCAGGTCTCTATTTAGTTCTTCTTGAGTCAAGGTCATGCCTTGTAGCGCCCGAAATGCCTCTGTATATTTTTTCATTGCGCTAGTATTGGATTCGTATTCAGCAACCTGTTCTTTTAATCCATCAACATATAATTCCATACTGGCGATACTGTCAATGGTTGCTTGGTCTAGTTCTTTGGTTGTGACCGTTGCTTCACCCATTGCTTTTGCAAAAATTTTATACGACTCAGTGGCTTTATTATTACCATCAGGTATTTTGGAAATATCTTCTTTAACTTTTTGATAAAGAACGACCGCCTTCCCAACATCAATATCGGCGGTGTTTGAAATTATTTTTAACAATTTATCTGCATTTTCGGGGTCTCCAAAAATTTTTGATAAATCGCCAGTCTCTTCACCCTTTAAATCCAGGCCATCGGTTAGGCCTTTGAATGCCGGGCCAACTACTTTTTCTAAAGTTTGAGCATTCATTATTCCGGCTTTATCAATTTCGTTCATAGCAACAAGAAGTGGGGCTACATTTCCTCCTGTTTCTTGAATGACGTCAGTAAAAGATTTACCAAAAGCCTTCATCGCGTTATTCGCGTCATCGGTAAAGTAGTCTGTCAGAACTGTTGAACCTTTGAGCATCTCGGTAAAAGCATCAAGATTTACCGCCCCACCCATTAACTTGTATACTTCAGTGCTTGAAGCGGCTGCGGCAGCAGAGGCCGTATAAATAAGCGCATCAGCGACAGCATCTCCGGTTTGTTTTGGGACTAAAATTGATTCCCAATCTGAAGGTTCCATTTCAAATTCTTCTTCAAATAATTTCTTGATTGCTTCTTTTGCTTCTCCTGTCATTCCGCCATAAACGCTGGTCATCAATGCAACAAGGTATGCTTTTCCAGATTGAGTGCCAATACCTCCAATGTCTGAAATTGTTTCGCGAAGCGCATCAAAATATCCAGGGGCTTGGTCCTCAAATTGTTTTTTTAGCCGGTCGGTTTGTACTTTTAGTTTCGATTCTTCAATACTGACGTCAACATTGAATAAGAGATTACTTTTCCCATATTTAACCTGTTCATCTAATAATTCATTAACATTCTCTAATGCTTTGGATGTGCCATACAATGATTCTTGTACTTCTTTGTTTTTTTTCCTAAAATGACTAATTGCAAAAGCAACACCAGCAATAACTGCTGTAATAGCAATCATCACTCCCATTGATTTCAGTAAAGCGCCAAATGAGGCCGCCAGCGAATAATTTACCGGTATCCAACCTTTTGCGGCTAAAGCAGCCGCCCTTGTCTTGTGTGACGCACTTCCAGTCGCCGCGGTGTAGCGATACACGCTGCGTGTCGCAGCATCGTACATATAACCAGTGCCGCGCAAAGCAATACTCATATTTGAAAACAGTCGAATAACCGCAGATGTTGTTTTCATTATTGACGCAAGGGCAGCGACTGCCAGTGTTATTCCCGCAGCCATTTTCAAAAAAGAACCTACAAATGGAAGGCCTATGAAAGCCGACGATACGTTTGAAATTAAAGTAACTATATAGAGCAATCCAGTGACCACTGGCTTAATGGCATCACCTAGTTTGATTAACGCAACTTTTTGTGCAGCCATTGCTTTTTGAAATGAAGCATCAGTAGTGTTGACGTAGGCACCAAATGCATCATCAAGGTCGCCAACACTATTTTGAAGTCTTTCAAAAATTACTTGGTTTTCTGCTGCTGCAGGACCAACCAACTGAAGAACTGCTGTTAAGGCACGAACGTTGCCAAATACTTTTGCAAACGCTTCAGCATTTTGCACTCCTCCAAGTTTTGTGGATAGGTTTTGCAATGCAACAAATAGTCCTTGCTCTTGTACTTCTTTTCTGATTTGACCAGCACTTGTACCAACCGCTTCAAGGGCTTCGCTTGCTTGTTTTGATGGCTTAAGCAATTGACTCAATGTTTGACGAACATAAATACCAGCAGTCCCAGCAGTCATACCGCTTCGAGAAAGAGCAGCAATTGCTGCAGCGACATCCTCAAATGAAGCGCCGAATGCTGCGGCAACTGGAAGAACTTTAGAGAACGCTGGAGCCATTGTGTCTGCTTCGGCTTTACCTTCTCGAACCGCAGCAACAATTACGTCGGTGGCTCTTGATGCTGAAATACTTGCAACACCGTATGCGTTAATCGCCGACGAAACAGCATCTGCCACTGTTTTTGTTTCACCGAGTCCGGCTGCGGCTGCGCGTGCTGATGTATTCAATACGTCCATTGCGACTGCTGAGTCGCGCAAACCGGCAGAAGTAATAAAGTAAAGTGCCTCGGCCAATTCTTCCGGTCCTCGCGTTGTTTCGGTGGCCATTTCCAAAACGCCTTTTTTCATTGTCTCGATTGCGTCTGTGCTGATTCCTACAAGACCTTTGATTCGAGAAAATGACAATTCAAAATTTCTACTTGCCTGTATTGCCGCTTGACCAATGTTCATGAATGCACCAGCAACGGTGTATTTCATCAGTGTTGCGCTTTGACGCATTGCGTCGCCAAGAGTTCTAGAAGATATGGTTCCCGCAGCAAAACCCTTACTCATTGCTTTCGATGCGCCAGTGACTGTCCTCATTCCGGACGCGGCAGCACCAACGCCGGCGGTTCTAATTTGTATTTGAACGACTAGTGGTGGTACCCCACCTGGTGTTGCGGCTGGCATAGCCGTATTTTCTCACACGTTTGCAAATTACGCAAACGGCAGATTTTATCTATTTATTGACTGTTAGTCCCATTTGGGCAGCAAACGCTGCAAGTTGGTCAGCACCTGCTCGTTTTTTCATAAAACCTTTTGCTTCGAATACGATTGCTACTTGTGCGGGGCTTAATTCCCAGAATTCTTCGAACGAGCGGCCCGTTTCGGTCCAGATTCCGAACCATTGTTTCCAAGGGAGGAATCTACTTTCAGGGTTTTGCTCAACTCCACGTTTAGTAGGCGTTTTTGTTCGTCGGCGAGTCCTATGCTGCTTTTTAGCATCTGACTCGCCATAATGGGGTCCACGCCGTTAGCCACCGCCCAAGCAGTACCAATGATGTTTGAATACATCATTAGTTCGCCGTCAAGCATGACATCTCCTGTTTCTACGGGAGTTTTCCTTAATGCGAATGCAAGTGTTTGACGAATAGTTGTATATGGAGTTTTTTCAAGTTGCTCTTGCCATGCTTCGAGCCCGCCAAAGTGTATTTCAATATCAGAGATTATATTGTTGGTAAATTTAATATGAAAAATTTCTTTTTCCAACTCTCCGTCTTCGTCATAACTTTTTTCTAAAGCATCCCCAACTTTTTTCAACTTTGCGAATTCGCAAGGGATACCCTTATTTTTTAATACCATCGGTGTATAGTCCATGCAGACAGTCTACACATACACCCAGATACGCGCAAACGCCAGCCTTAAAGCAGTACTTTGCTCTAAGGCTGGCGTTTACACCAGCAGAACTATTTGATTATTAGGCGCTAAGACCGCTTGATGCTTCGCGGAAGGTAACTGTTCCAAAACCAAGACCTGATGCGATTGGCAAAATTGCTTCTGCATCAAACGATGGTGTTGAGAAGTTGTCAGTTGAACCAGACATGATTGTTCCACCTGTGATTTGGCACTTGTTTAGCACGAACACCATTTCGGCAAGGTCTGATTCAAGGTCATTGACCAAAAATTCAATCTTGAAGTTTGGAAGCGAGTCGCCGTCAAATTCATACGAGGCGGTTTCTGCTGAGCCCGAGCCAGAAGTGCCCACGCTTCCACCGAAGATGGTGGCGAGAACTTCAAGACTCAATTCGCTATATGTTGCAGAAAAGTTAAGACGGTCTACTTTACCTTTCTTGGCAAGAACCTTTCCATCACCTTTTAATTCAACGCTGATGAAGTTTGGTTCTACCGAAACTTCTTGGATACCTGGGACATCGACGGCTGCGCCGTATGTAATGCCACCAGTTGCATCTGCCGTAACTGGATAAACTTTGCAGTCATGTACGTCAAATGAGATTGTCGATGTATTTGCAGCCATTGTTATGACTCCTTTGTTGCTCTGCTTGGTGTGCTGATTATCAACACGCTTGAAGTCTCACAGGTTTGTGAGTATAGATAAAGTATTCTCTAAGGATTTATTTTCGCCCAGGTTTTGTGATTGACTACACCTGTTGGCTCAATTCCTACCTTGGACTGAAAATTCTTTACCGCTATTTCGGTATTTGCACCAAAATCTCCATCTGTTGCGCATTTAACTCCGGCTTTGTTCAAAAGTTGCTGCAGTGTCCGAACTGCGGAACCCTTTGAACCCAGTTGAAGGATTGGATTAGATGCAGCATTAGCCTTGCCGCGCTTTACTTGTTCTGCGCCGCTTGATTGTGGAACGGCAGAAGTAACTGCTGGTTTTGGGGCTGATTGAGTTGCTGGTGCCGGTGTGGCTCCGGCAACACATACTTCAGTTGGGTTTGCGGTCATCCATGCTTTGACTGCTTCAGGCACGTTATCACCTTCTGTATAACGAATATGCCATGGCTCTTCTGGTACAACTTCCCAACTAAATCCATACTTTACGCAATTTGCAATCATCCACTGAAGGCGCGGGCCACTAGCAGTATGCACGTCAACAGCCAAGCCGCTATTATGCTGCGAGGTGCCCGGTGCCGCCAAAGGGGCCATACCTTTTTTGAGCCAATATTTCTTACCTTCAAAAGTGCGAGTTGATTGACCTGGGATTTCTGTTTCAAGGTATCGTTGCTTAAAAGCAGCAAGTTGTGAGTCGTAGGAGCGATATAAATCGCCTGCGCTGGTGGGCTTAAGTTCAACCCCATCTGCTGCAGCAGCGGCTTTCATTGCCTTCCATGCATTTGCCGCAAGCCAATGCAGACGCCCACCATCAACTTTTGGTAGGAGAGATTCCGGTAAACGCCCTGGCTTGTGACCAGCAACGTCTGCCGGTGGGGTTAATTTTTTAATATATAGTTCAGACATGTTCTCTCCTAGTTTTATAAAAAATTTTATTGTTCAGTAGCAGGATTGTCCTGCTTTGGTTTTTGTACTTTACTAAATACGGCGTCAATTTCATCAATGCTGAGTTTGCCATCGTTCAAGAATGCCCTAGACAATCCTTCAACAACAACCGCAACACCAGCAATCCCGGCCATAAAAATTGCTTTCCAAACAGGAACACCCGCTATGGTCCCAGCGCCTATCACGCCTAAACCACTTGCGGCAAATGTCGCCAAAATGCGCAATAAAATATTTTTAATTTGTTCCATAAATTAAAACCAGAGAAGGCGCTCGGCGGAGTGTTTACGCACCGAGCGCCCACTCCGAGGTAGCGATACCTACTTTTTGGCTGCCGCCTTTTCGCCTTCTGGTTTTTTAGCCAAAAATGAAGCAACCATTGGGTCGCCAACTTTTGTGCTGATAACAGCAAGGCCTGCGGCCGCAAGTGGCATCAGTAGGGCTGTCATTTCTGCGTCTACGTTGTATTTATCACAAACGTAAACAATCAAACCCAATGCTCCACCTTTAAGAACTTGGTCGTAACTCATCTTCTTTTTGTCCATGACTAACTCCTTTGTTGAGGCCGGATGGCCTAACACAGTCTCAACTAAGGATTCGTATAGCCCGACTATGGTCTAATCATTCTTTTTAGCAAGTATCCTGTTCATTAAGTCTTTTACTAATGATTGATGCTCGACTTCATCACCTTCCGTTACGGCATCAACGACTGAACGTTTTGAATCTACTAAATGATAAATATCTTCGTCGATTGTTCCTGAAGCAAGTAGATACCAAACCTGAACATTATTTTTTTGCCCTATTCGGTGACATCTATCTTCTGCTTGGTCATGTTCGCCGGGAGTCCAACCCATCTGAACAAAAACAACATCGGAGCCAGCAGTCAAAGTAATACCAACACCACCAGCCTGAAGGTTGAGAACAATGACCCTTGATTTTGGGTCTGTCTGAAATGAATCAACAGCATGCTGACGCTCCTCAAGGGAATCACGTCCACTAACACGCAGGCCGCCGTATTTTCCGGCAAGATGGTCCACGACATCAACGTTGTGTGCAAAAACAACAAGTTTCCTGTCGCATGATTCAAGGAACGAATCAATCCATTCCTCAACAGAATCCATTTTTGCCCAAGCAGCAAGACGTTTTAGAACCTGAGTACGCGCCATATGTTCGGACGAATCTTTAGACTTGTAACCATTTTCTCGCAGGAAAAGAACAAGGTCGTCTTCTGCGGAAATGTATTCTTTTTGTCCTTTTCCACTCGGTTCTAGGTGGACTATGTTTCTACTTTTTTCTGGCAATTCTTTTAATACTTCATCTTTTGTTCTACGAATATAACAATTTTGTCTAAGTTTCGTATTGAGTTCCATTAGATTGCTTGCGCCGTTTGTATCCCAACCAAAACCGTTGTGGTAGGCAGCCGTATATCTCTTAAGGAATGCCCACTTTCCTCCAAAGCGACTTAGCATCCCCATGATTTCAAGTTGACTTACAAGTTCCGAAGGTCTATTTGTTACCGGCGTTCCGGACAATAGTAAAACACTGCCTGACTTGGGGACCTTGGAGGCTATGTCTTTTGCTGCCTTAGTTCGCTTTGATGAACCATTTTTTACATAGTGTGATTCATCAAGCACTAATCCGCTTAACCCAAGATGCTTTATTGCGTCAACGAATTTATAAAGAATGTCGTAATTAACTATGTTGACATCAGCATTCACGATGTCGGTTTTCCCGGACACGATATTGACAACTCTATGCGGCAGCCATTTATTTAGTTCACGACGCCAATTTTCTTTAAGGGATGCAGGACAAACAATGATTGCCGGAAATGCATCTCTTAACTCAAGCGTCGCTATCGCCTCGACAGTTTTTCCTAATCCCATTTGGTCTGCAATTAAGCAACGACCAACAGAGGTTGCATAAGCAACACCTGCTTTTTGATAAGGCATAAGGGTGCCAGAAAGGTTTTGTACTTCAATATCCGAATCAACTGATGCTGATTTTTCTAGCAAATCGGCTTCTCTTTTTGCTGATTCCATAATCGCTGCACGAATCTGAGGAGGTATTGAAAAGCCATATTTTTCTGCTATTTCAATGCCGGAAATAACTGGAGGCACCGACCAAAACTTTTTTTTCGCATCCCAAAGACGACCAGGAATTTTTTTTATTTCTGCAACAATTTCCGGTTGATATTCAAAATCGAATATTAATCTGCCGCTTTTTGATATTGTAATTTTTTTGTTGTCGTTCGCTATTGGCGAAGTAGTTATCCCCATTATGTTGATGCCTTCCGATGACGAAAATCCATAATTTTGTATAAGTTTTATAATTTCTTGCTCGCTTGAAAGCGGAGCAATCCAAACCAGCGCTTGGGTGTTCCAAAAAATGCCTGGGACTGTACGTATCTGTTCTATCAGTTGTTCATCGTATTCGCAACGGATAATAAATAGTTCACCATTTGTTGACACGGAATTTTTTGCTTGATTAACTAATTTAATATTGCCTTTGTCAAATCCGTTATTAAAATTTAACGGACGCAAGGGTGGCGCTATTTCGTCGTAATTAATATTATTTAGCAATAATTGATTTTTATATTTAGCAAGCATCATCCATGCTTCGTAGCAAACAGAATTAGTCCAACTTGATGCTGGGGCCAAAGCAAGCATTGTTCCGTATCGAGAATCCGCCCTGTTGAAACCAACAAAATCTTTTCCTTGGGCTCCATCGCAGGTATCGGCTAAAACCCTTACGGCCTTTACTAGCGCCGCCGGGTCGTAGATTTCTAGTTTTCCGTTACTGTCTGCCACAGGTAAATATCGTGTGGTTCTGCGTTGTAATCCCCTTCAAAGGAGGCGCGTTTGTGTTCGATGATTGCACGTGCAAGCCGCGCGTTTTCTTCAACTAGGTTCAATCTAGAAGAACCACTTATAATTGTTTTGACCTCTGAAAGTCTTTTACTTATGCCGTTTCTGTATCTTTGTGCTTTCCTGAACCAATCATCAAACTTAAGTTTTTCTTCATGGTAGTCATTGACATCCATCAATCCCAATTGAGAATCTTTTGCCAACATATCTATTCTGGTTTTATGAAAAACCATTTGCGAATCGGAATCAGAAAGGGCAGTAATCAAAGCGTGGCACCATGCTAAGCGATTTTCTTCATCGCAAAGCCAAGAAACTTCCTCTGCCGTAGCGTCGCCTTTACATTCGCGTTTTGCGATATCAAGGACATCTTTATCTGGGAGCATTAATACCTCGTTGGGTTATTGTGTTGAGGATTTAGTATACCAGCAAATGCTTTTATTATTCGCCTTCTGGTTCTTTCATGTGCAGGTATAAAGCGCCCATAAGTGCAATAATTGAAGAGATTCCAGCAATTCTTTGAATGCTTCCAGACAGCGTTAGGTAAACAACTAAAGAGCCTGAAATTGTAAATCCTAAATTAAGGATACCGTAACTGAACTTTTTCATAAATTGACTCCAATCTAAAACTCTTACTCCATTATTGTACTTAAAAATAGATATCTTTGTTATCCACTCAACACCATCACCAGCAATTTCGCCGTTAGGCTCTTCTTCCTCTTCTTTCCTAGCCGAGTCATTAGGGCTAGATGGGCTACTTGGGCCACTTGATGGACCTCCACCACCTGATGGAGAAGCCCCACCTAAGGCGCCAGCAGCACCTATCACGGCAGCAGCGGCTCCTACGGCAATAACTGTACGACGGTCACCAACATTGATTTCCGAACCCAAAGCAACATAGGTATCAAACACGCCAGCGAACACATTTATCTCTTCTTCAAATGCTTCCTTTACATCAGTAGGCGCTTCCGCAAGTGCCTCGGCA